CTTTTAGGGTCAATCAATCTCCAGTCTTTATCTTCTTTGACTGCTTCTAAAAATTCGTTTGTGATGTTAACTCCGTTGTGCAGGTTAAGACATTTACGGTTTAAGTCACCTCCTGTAGTCTTACGCATTGCTATAAACTCTTCTACTTCAGGGTGGCTTATATCCATGTATGCAGCGTAGCTTCCTCTGCGTGTTACGCCCTGATTAAAGGCAAGCATTTGAGAATCTACAACGTGCATGAAAGGGATAGAGCCAGTAGACTTGCTACCGTTAGAAGTGCCAGTACCATTGCTGCGAACATCACCCCAATATCCACCGACACCTCCACCTGCGCTCGCAAGCCATATGTTTTCATCGTAATGATCAGATAAGCCAAACCTTGAGTCAGGAACATAATTAAGAAAACAGCTAATGGGAAGACCGCGAGTGGTTCCCCCGTTACTAAGTATAGGGGTGCTAAACATAAACCAGCATAGACTTGCGTAGTTATAAAGTCGTTGTGCAAGATCATAGTCAGTCTGTCCTTTGTACGTTGCGCCAAAGACCGAAGCCCTTGCAAAAGCTTGTTGTGCATATGTTTCATTCTCCCAAAAGTATCTGTTTTGTAATGTGTTAATTGAAAATTCACTCAGTTCTTTTTCGCGGCCTAAGTCTATCTGAATCCCAAGATATTCCTGTGTCTTCAAAGTCATCTTCATATTTCCTTTTCTTCGATTTAGTTTTTTGTTTGTGTTTAGCTTGTTGGTTGCGGTTAAATTTAGCAGTCCGTTCCGCTTTGCGATCCATCACTTGTAGTTACCTCCGACTCTCTATGTATTTCTAATAGTTTATCTTCGTAATATTTAGCTTTCATTAAGTCTTGCGTAGGCGTATCTTTGTATTTAAATCTCCATCTATACTTAAAAGAATTACCTCGCAAGAAACCTACGAACTCTTCTTTCGTAAGCATAGCTTCCATTGCGTCAATACATTCTATGTCTCCTTTTGTATAATGTTCAGGTGAGTTTACAAGCTCCTCTCGTATATCATAAGAAGATTTATTAGCATCTCCACTATAGTAATTAAAGTAATCTTTAAATTTATTAGCTGGCATATTTATCCTCCAATTCTTGTAGCTCTTGTTGACGTACATTAAATTCATCTGTTTCTCTTGACTTAGGGTCTATCCATTCGTCAGGTAAAGTTTGTTCTGTGTACCAACGAAAATCATTGGCAGTAGCCCATTCACCATGCGTTCTCTTAGTTCCGTCTTTACGTACCTTGGCTCCCGGCATTGGCGCAGATGGGTTGGCAAACAAGAAAACTAATTCCATATTTTTGGGTAAGTGTTTCTTTACCCAGACATATTTAGAATACTCTGCGTGATCCCAGAACCTGCCTTTGGATTCTAACAGAATTAACTTCCCTTGTAAAGTCCTTGTGAAGTCTGGTTCATAGGTGTGCGGTATGGTATAGCTTACTTTATCTGCGTGATGTTTCCAATCTTTTAATAAAGTATCATGTAGTATGTACTCCCAGATACTATCGTATCCTTTTATTTTATCTTTACGTGGTCGTTTTACTCGTGCCTTACGCATTACAGTACCGCACCATTGGACTTGACTCTACTCATTAAACCTTGTAAATCTTCGATTGTAATCTGTTCAAGAGTATATCCACGCTTTAATAATTTTTTAATACTTTGTTTAGCCCAACGATAAGTGTAAAAGGCCATGTAATACGTGCGCTTAGACTCTATATATTCTTCGCGAGGCAGTAGTCCAATTAAATTATCTTTAGTTACTTTATCTTGTTCTTCTTCGGATACCAAAGTCTTAACCCAATCTATTAACAAATCAGTAGCCTTTTGATTTATCTTTTTAGTGGTACGTTTTCGCATTTGTTATCTCCTCTACGTTAGGGGTAGATACAACCTTTGTTAAATACGTAATACCCTTTGCGTACTTGAACATTCTTAAACCTTGTCCATCGTTAGTGTCTTTGTTACATTCTATTTTATGTGAACAGTACACACAACCTATCGGAAGTTTCATGTTACCTTTAACACCTGCTGGTATAGGTTGGTAACATTTTTCTGGAGGCTTACCAAGATTAAGCAGCACATCAAGTAACTTACCGATTAAGGTTTTAATATTTGGCTTATCTAAATCGTCAGGTTGATACAAAGCAATCTCTCCTGATTCTTTATTCATAGCTAAGAAGCCACCGTTCTCTGTACCTTCCGCACGTTCATAACCTGCAAGCTGACTTATGTATCCAAACGGATCGTCATCTCTTAACGTGCCGTTCTTAAATTTTTTAAACCCAAACCCAGATGCAGTCTTGATGTCGATAACTTCGCCATCTATCTTACAATCCATGTGGCCTACAACACCTTTTACTTTAACTTCTTTTTGTTCGTCAGTAACTTCATGGCCTGAGAGTTTGGCTAAGAATATTAAAAGGTCTTCCATGATATGACCGTAAAGAAATTTCATTTGAGTTGAAGGATGGTGTCGTATTTCTCTGCTATCTTTTTGACTGTAGTACAACTGTCTTGCAGGTCTACCTATGTTAGACATTCTTAATTTAAATTTGTTGTGGTTCTGTGGGGTTGCCCAAGTCTTAATTGTACGGGCTATCTTTTGACCTAGTTCATCTACCAGTTCATCAGGAACTTTTCTTTTACCGTCTGTAATATCTGTTACTGTTTGATATATGTCTTCAACTAATGTTGATAGATTTTTCTTCGTAGAGTTTTTCATAGAAGTTTCCAACCTTTTTTATTTGCGATGGCGTTGCTTGATTTTTAATTGAGTTTGCCATCATACAAACAACAATCACGTTACCTTTCTCGTAACCTCTGCGGTTATCAATACGATCAAGGCTTGGAGAGTTTTGCCAGTTATCAAGTCCCACCTTAAACGGTGTGCCAAGTATCGGACAGCGTTCTCCTATTTGAATATCGTCAAGAGTAAGATTAAAATATATGTTACGTTTCTTTGCTCTGTTACGAGCTTTGCGTAGCATACTTACCTTATACTCTCTATGTTGTGGATTAGACTCTATAGCCCTGTATCTTTCTTGTCTAGTGAGTTTCACTCCAGTTGCCTCCTATTTTATATTCACCGTCCAACGGACAGTTAAGGTTATAGTATACACCAGCAGCACGTATTGCGTCAACCCCTAGCTGACCTAACTGTTCTGCTTCTTCTTCGAGGACTTCTACTTGCCATTCATCGTGTACATTAGCCACACAATTTGCAAGAAGATTATTCTCTTTAATTAACTCATCAAAGATTACCAAGGCACGTTTCATTACGATAGCTCCTGCACCCTGCAACAAAGAATTAAGTGCTGCATGAGCGCTACGAATAAATATCTTACGCCCATCTAGTCCCTTGATGAACCCGTTTTGTTCAGCTTCTCTCGTAATTCTATTTCTAAAAGTCTTAAGTGTTCCGAAATTAGCAAGAAAAGATTGCTTAACTCGTTTACCTTCTGCTTTGTTTCCTCCAATGACGCTTCCAATTTTAGCATCTCCAGCTCCGTATAAGAAGGCATAGATGAAAGTTTTTGCCTGATTTCTTGATTTAAGACCTGCCCTTTTTTGATTAGCTGTGTGTATATCTCCGTTGATAATGTCATCTGTAAACTCCTCATCATTTAAATAGTGCGCTAACATTCTTAACTCTAGTCCACTTGCATCAATACCTACTAACTTAAACTTGTCTGCTACTGTCCAACAAGACCTACACTCTTTACCGTAGGGTGAAGCCAAGCTAGGAATCTGTGCCATGTTAGGATCTCGATGAGACATACGCCCTGTAATAGTCCCGTTAGTAATGACAGAACCATGTACTCGTGCCGCCAACTCAGCGCATCCTTCAGAGTTTGCTATGAGATTTTCAGGTAAAAACGTCAGCCAAGAAGAAACCTGTGCGATACGTTTCTGCAACATTAAATACTTTGCAATCAACGTGGCTTCGGGTATGTCCTTAACTTTATTTAATATCTTCTCATCAACCTTGGGTTGCCCCGTAGGTGTAAACTCTTTTGGCTTCCAACCAAACTGCTGTAAGTATTCACCTATCTGTTGTCGTGAACCTAACTTAAATGGTTCTTCTGATTCTCGCACAACTGTATCTGATTGTCCTTTGTCAAATATGTCGTACTCATCATCAGTCAATCGAGTCTGCTTACCTTTGGTATCAAGCCCCATCTTACGTAGCACTCCATCCTTAGTGTGCTGTGGGTAGATAACTCGTCTGTCTATTCTAGGTTTAAAAGTTTTGTGTACTTCCTTTTCAGTCAGTTTAATTTCTTTTTCAAACTCTTCGAGTAACTGCATAGCAAGTGTTACGTCCAACATAAACCCATGCTCACGTTGTTTAGTAATTACTTTGTAGGTGTCACGCTCAAGGTTAACACTCTCTGATGTAAAGCCTTTACTCTCACGCTTCAGAGCCTCATAAACTTTTAAGTTTAATTGAACATCGTTGGCGCAATACTCCATCATCTCTTCAGAGTATTTATCGTACTTATCAAAGTCTATCTTCTGAAACCCAAGCTTGTAGCCCCACGCCTCTAGGCTATGTGATGCTCGCACTGGATTAAATAATCGTGATAGCACCAGCGTATCTACAATCTTTTTGTCAGACAAGTCGACACGATATAGTTTTTTAATCGCAGGTATATCAAACCCAATGATGTTGTGTCCGATTAATTTATCTGCTTGCATTAAGTAAGCAAGGCCATTGCAAACATTACTTACATCAAAGTTTTTCTGCTCCTGTGTATCTACATCAATGGTAGATATGCAGAAGATTTTATGTGGGTCAAGCCCATCAGTTTCAATATCAAATACTAGGTTCATAGTTCTATCTCTGTATCATCTTGTGGAAATGTCTCGCCTAGTCTACCAGTTTCACGATCATAAAGCAAGTGAGTTGCCATCCCTACGTCACCTGTGTACCGAGACTTTAACACTCTCATGTGTGTCGTGTTGGCTTCTTGTGGGTCATCAGATTGTTGGTCACGCTCCAATGCGATAACACAATCAGATAACTGAGCAATACTTTGTGAACCTCGCAAGTGTGACAAGCTCACCGAGATTCCGTTCTCGTGTCCACGATTACCATCGACTCTACGTAGGTGACTCACCAGTATAAGACCTGCTCCAGTCTCTTCTACGATACTACGCAGCCTTGTCATGATATTATCAATCGCTCTACGCTCATCGCCATCAGACATAGCAGACACTAACATATGCAAGTGATCCACCACTACCCATTTACATGAGCAACCAATAATCAAAAACCTTAGCTTACTGAATATCTCGTCAATGTCAGTGATACCAAAGTGACTGTGAATCCAAACACGATCCTTGTTATCACCATCGTAGACGTTATCAAAGAACTGGTTTAATTGTTCTT